ATAGGTATAGCCAACTGACCAGTTATAGCTCCACCTATACCACCAACTAACTCTGGAAGAATACCTGCAAGATCAGAAAAATCATATCTACTAAAGCCTTCTTCATCAACAAGTATGTTTTTGTTTGTTTCCTGACCAAACTTAGATGCACCAGTGGGTGTAAGAGCTAATCTACCTCTATTGTCTCTTAAAAAATCATCGTCACTAAGATCAAATTTACGAAGTATTGCGTCTTCTTCTTCTTTTGTTTCAGCTACACTCAATGCAGAACGCAGAGCATTGCTCTTTATACCTGTGCTAGAATCAAACAATTGTTCGACTTTATCAGCTACATTTGGCTCTTGTTTAGAGAGTAATTGTCCAGCACCTGATTTTCTGATTATGTTGTTAATTTGTATTGATTCTTCAAAAGTAGGTTTATCACCTGCAATTGTGACATTTATTTTACCTTGTGGTGTATTTAAAACAACTTTACCCATTTATCACTTCGTCAAATCTATATTTATTGTTCCGTCATCAGACACTGTTAAACCATATTGAACACCACCACCTTGACCAGTACCCGTTCTAATTGCTTTGTCTAATATAGCCATAGTTTTGTTGTATTCATCATCATTTCTATAATTTTCTCTTTTTGAAAATGCGTTGAATTGACTTTCAATAGCTCTTTGTGGTGCAGCAAATATTTGTGAAAGCTGATCTAATCTATTTAAGTTTTCAGATATAGGTTGTCCAACTTTTATTTCTCCTATTAATTGTTTTAACCTTTTTATATCACCTTCAGATACACCATTACCTGTTTCTTTTGTTAAAAACTTTTTGTACTGAGAAATTAATCTATCTTGAATTGCCGATACTTTTTGTTCAGGAGTAGTGCCTGCATCTATTATTTGTTCGACTCCTTTTGAGTAATCAGTATCTCCTATACCTAGTGGTTTAAGAACACTCAATACTCTACCTTTTAAAAGTCCAATGGCAGTTGAGTCGTTTGCTTTTCCTAGATCAATTAAAATACCTTTGACTTTATCAATACTATTTTGTGCTTCTAATAGATTTACATATTGATTAGCGTGTGTTTCCGCTTGTTGTACTGGTGCTAAAAATACTCTATTTCTTGATCCAGTAACAAACGCTGTATCCACTTTGAGAAGATTATTTCCATCAAGTGTTGTAGTTGTTACTTTACCTTTAGCGTCTATGGGTTTCATATCATTTTCAAGTAACTTAATATCCATAGCATTTCTATGTTTTAAATATTCTAATTGTTGTTTTTGACCATATTCTCTAAATTCTTTTCCAACTGCCAATAAAGCTTTTCTTTTTTCTTTTGCAGTTGCTAATCGAGATGCTCTATCTGCTTTTTCTTCTTGTAATGCAAACTTACCAGCAGCTATTTGACCAGCTCTTGCTTCTTTTCTAGCTGCTTCAAACTTAGGTAGCGCTTTTTCACCAGCACGTCCTACTTCGCCTAAAATATTTGATAAGTCAAAATCTTTTCCTGCTCTGTTTTGCATAAGAGCTAGTCCAAGTGCCATTAAGGCTGATTTATTATTTGGCTCACCAGATATGTCTATACCTGTTGCTTTTGCAAAATCTTGTTTGTAATCATCTAAAGTTTTTACATCTGATCTATCTCTAAAAGCAGACGTGCCATACATTTCTTCTATATCCTTCATAGCATCTTGAAACAATTGTGCTTGAGCATTTTCTTTTTTTACTTCAGGGTCAGTAACTGCTTTTAGCTCTTCTTCTGTGTATGTATCTGTGTAATCAAGATCTTCATCAGGTGCTGATGCTATGTCAGTTTCTTTTTCTGCTACAATTTTTGCTATTTCTGCTTCGGGGTCTTGAAATTCAGGTGATGATTTTTTATCAACGCCAGGTGTTGTTTCTTTGTCTTTTCCTATTCCTATAGCAAATTCATCTATTTGAGATTTTTTTTCTTGCGCTCTTGTTTCAGCTGCTTTTCGCTCTTCTAAAGTTTGTCCTATTATTGGATTAGGTGCAAGTTGTCCTCTAGGCACAGATGTATCTATCGGCAAACCTAATTCAAAGCCACTAGCATCAAGAGCTTTTTTTTGTGCTATTTCTCTTCTTTTTTTCTCACTAGGTTGATTTAAAAAATCAGCAATAACATTACCAGCAGGATTAGTTAAGGCACTTATACCTCCAGTTAATAATCTACCACCTTCTAAAGCAGCCAGTGGTATATCCATTAAAAAATTTAATGCTTCTCCACCTTTGGTGTCTGGCTTTCCGTACATTTGTTCCATGTTCTTAACTGGTGGAATAAAGGTTTTTGCAGCAGGTCCTTGACCCATTAATCCTTTACCATAAAGACCAAGAAGATCAGTTAATGTTTTGTTTCTAGGTACTAATTGATCTACTAATCCTTTTGACAATGTTGGTTGTTTTGCCATGTAACTATCCTATGAAGACTTTGTACCACCAAAAGGTGCAATTTGTGACAATGTAGTATAAGCACCAATACCCTGCAAGAATGGATTTGCACCAGGTGTTGTTGCTTGTTGGAACGTAGAAGGTATTGAAGCACTTGGCATACCTTGTAATAAGTTTTGTCCTAACTGCAATCTAGTGAATGGTTCTTGAGCTGTTTGTAATAAGTTTTGACGTTGTGCATCTAATTCTGCTTGTGACTGTCCTTGTCTCAATGCACCTAACTGTGATAGCTGTGATATATCTGCTTGACCTAATGCCTGCTGTAATCGTCCTATATCACCCGTAGTGCCTGCTAAAGTACCAAAGGCTTGTCCAAGACCACCAGAGAGTCTTCCTGCATTCTGTGCCGCTTGCAGAGCTGTTCCAAAGCCACTTGCTAATAACTTAGACAATGTATCTGCTTTGACTTGTTGCAGACCTCTGTCTGCTTCTGCTCTTTGCACACCTTGTCTTGATCCACCAAAAGCACCAGCTCCGACTGCTGCTGCATCTGCTCTTGATCTTTGCAACGCTGCTTGTCTGTCAAGCTCTCTCATAGAAGCATCTATGACTTGTTGTTGAAATGGGTTTTGAAACTGTTGTATAGCTTCAGGTTGTAAAAACTGTAATCCAGATGTTAATGCTTGTTGACTAGCCAGTGATTGATCTCTTGCTCCTTCAACAAATGGTTTAAAAGATCCTACTAAATTTTCTCCAAGAGTAATTGCACGTTCTCTTAGAGGGTCTATACCTGCAATTTGAAATTGAGGAAGATTAAGGGGAGAATCTAAAAGACCTGGCGTGGTTTGATCTTCACCATCAAACTCACCAAATCCAGTTTGCAATAGTCTTTTTTGCAGACCCTCTAAGAATGGAGGTAATCTTTGTATATTTTCTACAGTTTGAACAGCCATTATGCCCTCGCTTCCAATTGATCCATCATGTTATAGGCTCTTTGTATTCCCTTTCGTGAATTGCCATCACCTAATCCTTTTACAGCATCTTTTGTTAAGACAAACTCTCCAGCCATGAGCATTGCAGGAACATCATCTTTTGTGCCTGAACCCTCTGATGGGTCTATGCCACCTGTTCGTCTTGGAAATCCCATCTCTCCACCTTCTTTTGCAAAGGTTATACCACCTAATCTACCACCAGGTCCGCCTGTACCAAAAGGTCTTCTCTCAAAGGATGTCCTTGTGTCCTCATCTTCATCACCACCAGATAGCAGTTGTGCTAACAACCCTGCTGTTAAACCTTCTCCCAATGGTGTGTTAAGCAAACGAGAAAATAAATTATCACCACCTACACCAGCAGATTTAAGTAACTCTGCACTAAATGTTCTTGGTTTAAATGATTCTGCTATCTTTTTAGTTGCTTGTTCTGTTGGAACAACTGCTGATCCTGATGCAGATTCACCAGTTCTTAAAAATTCACCACTTCCTCGACTGCCAGTTGGTAGACCTTTCCGAACAATTGTTCCTTCTCCACCAGTAGGAACAGCCTGTTCACCACCACCAAACTGATCAAAGGCAGCTCCACCAACACCAGCAATTAAAGCATTTCTGAGTGCATCCTTGGTTTTCCCACCCATAAGTTTAGATGTTAAAGCTCCTGTGACAGCTCTGCTAATAAAAGGACTTGCACCAGTTCCAGCTATGGCAGTGCCTATGCCAGGTCCTAAAAATGCTCCAAGTGCTACAGGTGCTAAATTTTTTAATAATTTACCTAAACTCATATTGTTACCTTATCTTATTTAAACAAATTCGTCTATATACCTTTTAAATTCTTGACAACGCACTTGTCGTAACCCTTGTCTTTGATAATTCTTGAATACTAGCCACAACGTGCAATCTATTTGCTGTCGCTGCTTGTACTTTTAATATCTCACCACTTTGTAATATTAGATCTCGTGTAAGTAATTCAATTGTTGTATTTGCTCCCACTGCTTTAACTTTGAACAATACAAATGTATCACTGCCACTTACGAGTGTGACTGTTATTGTGTCAGCATTTCCACTATCTTCAGCAACTAAAATGGAACTTACAACTGCTGCGTTAAAGTCGGCATCACTAGGAACTGTAAACAAAGTTGTGAGATCCGTTGTGGTAAGATCTACCTTTGCGTTTGTAATACCTTGAATATACTGAGGAATACTGGTTATAAGCATTAACGTCTACCATCCTCCCTAACATCAACTCTTGGTGTTCCTAATTTATATTTTGTTCCTAGTGATGTGGAATCAATTCTTAATGCAAAAGATCTACCTCGTAAACGATAATCTAGCTTTTGTGTAAATTGTTCAACTGGACTAGTTGCAGATCTTTGTGTTGTATTCTCTGTAGTTTGATTAAAATTAGCACCAGGATTGTTTCTTGATTTCATAGTAAATGATACATCAGGATTAACACTCGTAGATCCGTTAAATGTTATATCAGGTATAACTTGCTTTAATGACACAAACTTATCACCATCTCCTATATCAATAGATGCAGATTCTATGAAGGATGTCATGGCAGATCCATCATCATCAAACCCTACTTCATGGTTGTAAAGATACTGATTACCAGTTGCTTGTGGTAAGTTTCTTATACCTCTATCAAGCCATGCTTGTCTTGCAAGTGTGCCGTAATACCAAACTTTTTCTAAATAATTATAGGCAACATACTTATCTACAGTTGTGCCACTAGATGATGGATAAAACCACAATATCTCACTAAATTCTGAATTTAAACCAACATGAACTTTATCACGTTCTTCAAAATTAAAATCTAAAAATACTTTATCTTTTACAGTGCAAGGAAGCTGTATTGTTTGACCACCAGAATAAACGTAGAACGTATCTACACCCATCCAAAACACTGCGTCTTCAACTGCTATGGCAGAAAAAGGACTCATAATGGTTATGTTTTTAGACAGCTCTTGTAAACCAAATGTAAATGGTGGACCTATGAACTTCATTGCGTGTAGTGTTTTGTTAGTAAAGACTAATATCTGTTGTTTGGTTTCAACAGCTTGTACGAAGGTAGATCCACCACCTAATCTTAAATCACCTGCTGTATTTGTAGCAGTTGGAAAGAAATCTACTGGATTTTCTTGTGATGAAAAACGTATCAACAACGGATCTTGTACACCATTACCTTGTGTAGCAGACGAATTTGTGCCTAATCCATCACAACCAAAGACGATAACGTGTCGGTCTTGGTCTGATACAAGAACTTGTTTGGCAACTGTAGGCACACTTGTTTCTCCAGAATATGTACTTGTTGCACTAAGTTCTATTGCTCTATTACCTAAACCATTTGTTTTATCCCAATAAAATATACCACCATCTCTTGGATTTATAATTATATCTTCACCAAAATTGTCATGTGACCACAATCTAATTTGAGCGCCAGGCACAGTAACACTGGCTGCATTACCCCATCCTACAAAGTCATTAGCAGAATCTGCATTACCAACTGCTAACCTTACAAGAGTATTATCTGCGTGTGTAGCTGCGGTTGTTCCACTATGTCCACGAGTTACAGTCATTGTATTGTCATCAGTAGTTGCTGATACAAGCATAAGTTCGTTATCTACAAGAATAACATCATTAGCTGTATTCATGCCAGTTTCGTCATCTACATCAACATCAGTTTCGCTATCATCTAATGCTTCATTCAACTGTGTTGCCAAAGCACCAGATGTTGTCCCACTCCATTGACCAGCACCCCAACCAGTTCCTCCAACTGTAACATCTAATCCTACATTTATCTGATATGCACCTACAACACTACCACCACCATTACCAGTGTCAGATGAATTGGCAGCTACGCTTGATGTAATTGTGTAAGAATTAGAACTTAT